CTGGAGCACTTGGCGGCAGGTTCGGCAACTGGCGCGGCAATGGGATCTGCAGCGTCTGTCGTCGGGACAGCGACTGGGGCTAAGAACCAGGGGGGCTTCGGGACGCTCAGCTCGGGCACGACCAGTGGACCTGGCGCGAGGATGCCGGTCGGCAGTTCGGCTGTACCTCCGAGCGCGTCGAGCGCGGGACCGAATGGACCGCTGCCGGTTTATGTGGTGAACGGCCGCGATATTGCCGATGGAACCATCGCGCACCAAGCAGCGCTGATATCCGCGCCGCCCAATGGCCCGACCGGGGGCGACCCTCGGATGAGCCTTCCGATGCCGGCTTTTGGCGCAATTGTCGGGCTGTAGCGAATGTCGGGGTTCGTTTCAGCCGCTGTCGGCATCGCCGGGGCGGTATCGGAGGTCCTCGGGCTTGGTGGGGGCGAAGTTACGTTGGGCGGTGCGACATTCGCCGACCTCGCGCTGCCATCAAGGATGACGTGGGGCGGCCATCAAAGGTTAGTACGCCACGTCGCGCCCGGCGGCTTGGTGGTGATGTCTTCGCTCGGCCCGGACTGGAAGCCGATCTGTTGGAGCGGGGTCATCGAGGGTCCAGGCGCCTCGGCACGGGCCAAGCTGCTCTACGCGATGATGCTCGCCGCGCAGGCGCTCCCACTGGCGTGGCTCGACCAGCTGTGGGTGGTGATGATCCAAGAATTCTACGCCGATGACACTACGATCGGCTGGGTGCCATATCGAATCGCCTGCACGGTAAGTGCCGATCCTTCACAGCTCGCCGGACCGGGTGAGCCAACCCTGTTGGACCAGGTGCAGGGCGATATCAGCGCTGCACTGGGCTTCGATGTGACGGACAACGCCGCGACACCGGCAATGACTGCGGTGCAGCAGCAAGCTGCCATGCCGAACGCCCTGACCTTCGGCTCTGCGGCGCTTACAACACTGACAGCAAATGTAGGTGCGGCCCAGGCCGCCTTGGGCAGTGCGACCTCGGAGGCCGAGAGTGGCCTAAACGGACTGGGCGGCTCGGCGGTGCGCGGTCCGGCGGCGGGGCTCACCTGGATGAACACTGCTGTCACGCAGACCGGCGATCTGGCAAATGCCGTGGCGGCGAATGGGCTGGTGGGCCGGATTGCGACCAATCTGGCGAATGCGAGCACATGAACAGGATCTCAGTGGTGGGCGGCGATCTGTTCCATATCGCCGCGCAACAGCTAGGAGACGCGACGCAGTGGATACGAATCGCGCAATTAAACAAGCTGATTGACCCGAACATACCTGGGCCAATGATCCTGCAAATTCCAGATGTGAATCCCAACGCTACAGGCGGCATCGCGACGCAGTGACAATGCCGATCAACAATGCCTATTCGCCGCCGGCAGTGATACGGCCGCGGCTGCAGGTCCTAGTGAACGGGGTAAGCATACCAACCGCACTTTCGGCCTCGATTACCAGCTCAAACAACTATCATGGCGACCGCTACACGGCGACACTCGCGCCACCGATCTCGGGGCTCGGCAGCTTTGCGTGGTGGGAGCAGCAGACCGACATCGCCGCCGATGTGCAGATCGGCTTGGTACCGCCGGGAGCGCCGGAGAGTGCAGTGGTCTGGCAGTCCATCGTGCAGGGGCCGGTGGATCGCACCACGCATTGCTTCGACGCCGGGGCGATCCAGCTCGAGGGTCGTGATTACACGGCGAAGCTGATCGACTTCAAGACCGAGATGGCGAACGTCAATCAGACATCGAGCGAGATCGTCGCGTCCTTGGCCACACAGGTCGGGCTGCAGTCACAGGTGACGCAAACCACGACGCCGGTCGGGCGATATTATGAGTTGGAGCATGCCTCTGTACAGCTCAATCAGTTCCACAGGGCGATCACCGGATGGGACGAGGTGGTGCTGCTGGCTCGCTACGAGGGGTTCGACGCCTTCTTTGTCGGTGACACGCTCTATTTTCAGCCGCCGGTTGCGGCCGGATCAGACCCGTATCTGCTATGGTGGCAGCAGGACGACCAGGGGCGGGTGCAGAGCAATATGGTCGAGTTCTCGGCCGAGCGGGCACTGACCGTCGCCAGGGGCGTGAGTGTGATTGTGAAATCGTGGAATGGCAAGCAGGCGCGCGCATTCACCCGAGGGTATCCGAGTGCCAAGCTTGTCGGCACGGGCAGCAATGTCCAGCAATATGTGTTCGTCCGGCCGAACTTGACCGAAGACCAGGCACAGCAGCTTGCCAACCAGTTGTATGGCGAGATCATCGCGCATGAGCGTACGATCAACGTTACGCTGCCGGGAGACCCGTTTCTGACCCCACGCGTGCTAGTCCAGTTGACGGGGACGGGCACCGGCTATGATCAGACCTATTATCCAAACACCGTCAGGCGGTCGGTCGGTCAGGGTGGCTATCTGATGCACCTTAGCGCCAAGAATCACAGTCCGCAGACAGAAGTTGCTGCACCATGAGCGCCGATCATCTGCTGAACGCGCTGAAGTTGCACATGGCCAGCATGGATGCGCAGGTCGGACGGGCCCGTATGAGCGTGGTCCAGAGTTATGATCCGAACAGCGGTACGGCGAAGGTGCTGATCCAGCCGGAGGGTGTGCTGACGAGTTGGCTACCGGTGCTGTCGCAATCGGTGGGCGCAGGCTGGGGGGTTCACACGCCGCTGGCAGGTGGCGAGCAAGTGCTCGTTCTGCCGATGGAGGGTGATGCCGACAACGGCGTTATTGTCGGCCGCGCCTGGTCGGACCAAATGCAGCCGCCCCAGAACCCGTTTGGTGGCACGCTGGGCGCGGCTCAGATTCTGCTTCTCGACAAAGGCGGGTCGGCGCTGCTGCTCGACGCGGCGGGGAACATCAAAGTGAAGAACGCCGCTGGGGCCAGTGCGCTCATCGAGAGCAACGGGCAGATCGCGCTCACTGATGCCTCGGGAGCCTCGATCGTCCTGAGCAATAACGGCACCGTCAACGTCAATGGCACACTAGCGGTGAGCGGTGACATCATCGATCTGAACAACGTGCATGGGTCGGTGCAAACCCTGCGCGCCGCGTACAATTCCCATGTCCATCCCGGCGTTGAAGCTGGCGGCAGCAACACTGGCACGACGGACGACCCGGTGCCCTGATGGCTGATATCTCGCACGTTGTTGGCTCCGATCTCGCGCTTGGGCCGACCGGCGACCTCGCGGCCGTCAGGGATCCAAGCCTCGGGCAGCAACGAGTTCTACGCCGGCTTCTGACCAATCCTGGGGACTATATCTGGAACCTAACCTATGGCGCCGGGCTGCCGGGCATGGTGGGTCGGCTGGCCAACCCCACGGCGATCCAGGGGCTTATCACCTCGCAGATGCTTCTCGAGTCCGCCGTGGCGAAGTCGCCGGTGCCGCAGGTCACCATTTCCTCCGATAATGGCGGCACCGTCTATGCTTATGTCCAATATGTCGATGCAGACACCGGACAAACACAAGTGATGACCTTGCCACTTCAGTGAAGCACTGCTGGCTTTCAGTTGTCAGTTTCAAGCCTCCTGATAATTGAGAGACGCAAATAGATCTTGGGTAACTGACGACTGAAGACCAGGAACCGAATCAGTGCTGCCATTACAGACTTTCACCGCCTTGGTGCAGCAATTCGCCGCCGCGGCACAGGGGGCAGCCACCGCGTTGCTCGATTTCACTGTCGGCTCGATCTCGCGAGCGCTGGCTGAAGGCTGCGCTTCAATCGCATTGTGGCTGCAGTGGATCGCGGTGCAAATCCTGCAGATGACCCGCGCCGCAACCAGCCAGGGCTCGGCGCTCGATAGCTGGATGGCGGATTTCTCGCTGACCCGGTTACCAGCCATAGCAGCCTCCGGGCCGGTGACGTTCTCGCGCTTCACCGCGAGCGGCGCGGCGCTGATCCCCGTGGGGGCACAGGTGAAGACCGCCGACGGCACGCGCACGTTTGCGGTCGTGCTGGATACCACGAATAGCCTGTGGGACGCTGCGCAGAACGGCTTCCTGATACCGGCCGGCGCCGCATCGGGGATCTGTACGGTGCAGGATGTCACGACGGACGTCGGCGGCAATCTGTCGGTCGGTACGGCGGGAAACGTCTCTGCTGGCAGCATTTCAT